AGTAAGCGATGCCTACAGTTTCGGATTCGTTGCCGTCAGCATCAAGGATGTTGTCGTTATCAACGACAATGACGCGCTCCACAATGTTGTTCGCGTCAAGTTGCGCAAAGTGTGCCATCAGGGTGTTGGAGTGGTGTAACGGATGATGACGATGCCGGAGCCGCCTTGAGCAGGATTTCCAGATCCACCCCCACCCCCACCCCCACCAGTATTAGTGGCGCCATTACCTGGGGAAGTAGCTCCCAGGCTTGTATTCGTACCTCCCCTTCCTCCTCCGCCTTTACCGCCAAATCCATTAGTTGCACTTAGACTTGCCCCTACGAATACCCCTCCGCCGCCACCGCCACCGAAAAATTCTCCGCCTGTCAAACGTATAAAGCTTTGTACGCCTTTTCCGCCTGCTGCTCCAGTTCTAAAAGAAACATTAGGACTGCCACCTATTCCGTTCGCTCCCCCGCCGCCACCGCCGCAATCAACGATATTAAAATCTGTGCCTCCATTACCGCCTCTATTGCCTTGACCCGCTATTCCTGAGCCCGGAGAACTAATGCGATTTGCACCGCCGCCCGAGCCGCCACTTGCACCACCCGCTCCACCTCCCGTTGATGTAACTGTTGCAAATGGCGGTGGTGGTGCCAGTGAAGAATCACTTCCATTACTGGTGCCACCACCGCCAGCGCCTACGACGACCGCATAACTCCCGGCGGCGAAATTAGACAAGTTTCCCTGACGAACACCTCCAGCGCCTCCGCCTCCTCCAGAATTCGGGCCTCCTGATCCGCCACCACCGGCTACAACTAGATACTGAACAGTAAAGCCAGGTGGTGGATTCTCAAGCACGAAAGTACCACTGCCGGTAAACGTGTGTATCGTGTCAGCGCCATCTGTTGTGATTGTGCCGCCGGTTGCAGAGAATGGGGGGACATCACTAAAGCCGCCCCCCAGCAGCATTTCCTGGTTAGACATTAGGTGATACCTGTACCAGTGATCACAAAGGTGTCTGCGGCGACGCAGAGAATTGTGGCAACGCCGTAATTAGCCAACGTTCGATTGCCCGTGGTTGTCTGCCCGCCAGTGCGCAGTGTAACCCCGGCGCCTTGTGTGATCTGCTGGTTGGCTGTTGAATTATTGAATATGGTGACGTTATCGCCAATGCTGAAGACAGAAGCTGGAACAGTTACACCTCCAGTTGTGATGCTGATGTGTTTGCCAACGTCGCTCACAGTGAGTGTGTAAGCAGCGGATTGAGCATTTTGGGGAATACGACGGATAGGGCCGGAGGCGTCAAAGATAGTTCCGCTAGTTGATATGTTTCCACTGGTGCTTACTGAGGTGGCTCCTGAAATAGTTCCACTGGTTATGGAATCGCCGCTTACTTTTCCCGGAGTGTTGATTGTTGCCAACTTTGTGTCAACAATAGCTGCTGATGCATTGATGTCGGAATTTTGGATAGAGTTGCTAAGGTTTAACTTGCTGTAGCTAATGCCTGCCGAGGCGTTAATATCTGCATTTACGATGTTGCCTGTGATATTTAACTTACTGTATGTAATAGCCGCGCTTGAGCTAATATCCGCGTTTGATATTGAGCCAGCAAGGTTGAGTTTGCTGTAGTTGATGCCAGCAGCAGCGGCAATGTCAGTGTTTACGATTGAGCTAGCTAGGTTTAGCTTGCTATAAGCAATGCTCCCGGCAAGCATGCTGTTGGTTACTGATGCAGTGCTACCACTTGTAATTACGGTGCCGCTTATATTTGGTAGCGTGATTGTGCGGTTTGCTGTTGGGTTGGCAACCGTGAGCGTTGTTTTGTTTGAGTTGGCAGTCGTGCCATCAAAGAGAAAACTGCCAGTAGCACCAATCTCGAGTGCGCCAGTAATTGTTGCGCCAGTTGTCCTTACGCTTTCGTTGTAAACCTCTTCGACCGCCGCTTGAACGTCGGTGGCTTGAATAAGGCTAAAAGGCGTAAATGTAATGTTTGAGGCCGTGTTGCCTGTAATTGTCCCAGAAATATCGATAAGTTGCCAAGCTGCACTTACTCCGTCAGAAAGCAACTGATCTGGAGCGTTAAGAGAAACATTGGGAACAGTCGGTCCCGAGCCCGTTCCGCTATTAGCTACAACAAAATAGTATTGGTTATTTTGGGTGCTCGGTGCAGGTAGCGTGTCTCCAGGGCTCAGTCCCAAGCCGGCGCCGGCTGCGCTAAGTGATTCAATGTTGTTTGCTGCCGCGTCGTAGATGCCGGCAAAGATAAGCTCGCCGCTGGTTACTGTTACTGGAATCCAGGCGGAACCATCCCAGATGTAGAGGTCACCCCTGCCAACGTCGTAGAAAAACTGACCTTTGAAATCTGCGCTAGGGAAGATTGTGACTTGAGCAGTTGTTCCAGGGCCGCCAAATTGAGTTATTGCGGCGTCCGCAATGGCAGAACCAGGCACTGTGTTCGTGCCGAATACGGCTGAATCCAGCACGCCCGAAGTCAGTTTTTCGGCTGGAATATCGGGGATGTCGTCTTCTGTCAGCGTGCCGCCATTGGTTACATGGCCTTGCGCGTCAAACGTAATCTTGGTTGCAGTGCCAGCTGTGACTGCATTTGTGTGGTTTAGTACGCCAGCGTTGGTGACACTCAGGCCAGTACCGGGCTGAACTGCACCTGTTGCGCTAGCTGTTGCGCTGGGCAGATCGGCAGCGGTAATTGCGCGACTTCCTTTTATCAGACCTTTCGCGTCATGAGTGACGACAGAAAAGGTATTGGTTGCGGTGACATCGTTGTCAAGTTCCAGTGTTTCGCCGTCTACTCGCAGACCTTCGCCGTTCACAATGACGGCGCCCTTAGCGGTGTTGCTCGCAGTTGGTAGATCGGAGCCGACAATTGCTCGCCCGCTTACTTCACCCCCGCTACCTGCAGGACCAGCTAAAAAGATCCCGCCGCTTGGTGTGGCTTGTGGATTTACGGAAAGTGTTGCTGTGTCGCCAACCGTCGAAACAGAAATGCTGATTGGACCAGCAGTAGTGGCAACCAGCTGGTTGATTGATCCTGCAGCCTTAAAGCTGACCCAGCCGCTACCGTCCCAGACGTAGGCTTTATTGGTGGATGTTTCAACTGCAAGCTGCCCGGCAAAAACGCCTGACGCGGGGAGAGCAGTGACAAGCTGACCGCTTGAATTATCTGCCAGCTTGGTTGAATCAACTGCTCTGGATGCAATTTGATCGCTGCCAACAGCGCCATTCACAAAGGCGCCGCCAGGGATTGTTTGTGTACCAAATAGAATCTTTGCGCTTGGGATTACGTCATCTGAGATTTGCGTAACTGCTTTGTTGAGAAAATCAACTACCGTGATTTTTTTGGTTTCGCTTGCAGAGGTGTCCGCTACCGGCAGAAGGTCGTTTGAAGCTAAGTCGGCAGACGCCAGACTGTTTAGCTCGCTAATCCGAAGGTCTGCCACGGTTTACCTCGTGCGGGCCAGTTGATAGGTAGCCACAGTCTAGCCCTTATTCGTTCTCGTCTATAGCCAGCTTGCCGCCCTGCTCCAGCAGGATGAAGTCGCCATCCTCTTGAAGAAGCTTAGCGACCACAGTTGTTCGGGCTTTCAACCTAACCGGACCCGTCGTAACAAAACTGATTGTCGATAGCACGATCTGATCTGGACTAAAGTTCGTGGCGCTGTTTGTTATTAAAGCGTCGAACTCCCACCAAAGAGAATCGTTGATTTGTGCTTGATCGTAAGTGCCGCTTATGGGGGTACTGTCTTCACTTTTAATGTAAAATTTTGCACCGAAAATCCCGCCAATTTCTGTGCGTAATACCAACTGCATTAGGTAGTTAACGGTTTCTTGGTCTTCTTTGTTCTTGTAGTCCCATTGGGCGATCAGCTGACCGCTGCCTGTGATAAGTGAGCTGTATTGCTCTCTGTAGCTGTCCGAAAGCGTTGTTACGTCAATTGCTTCTCGGTTTGTGTTTAGTTCATATTCGGATACCGATCCGAGAACCTTGCCGGTACTGTCTTTTACTGTTACAGATATTGCGATATTACTTGTGATGGCAGTCAGTGTTACTGCGGATGCTTTTGCGCCTTCTAAGCTTTCGTTAAAAGTGTTGTAGAGGCGGATGCCGCCGATTTCGTCAACAAAGATGTACCAGTTGCCGCTGGAGTGGACGTTGCCATCGCGCCAGCCGTCAGTGCCGATAAAGGAAAGTGGTACACCGTCGGTCGAGGTGATTGTGATGAAGTCGCCAGTTAGAAACGTACCAACGTCGAAATCGAAACTGAATCTTTTCCGGGTTACGTTTACGTCGTCCGGGTTTACTACAGATAGTTTTTCTTCTTGAAGAGACTTGCGAATAAGCTCAATGCTTCCCGCGTTTCCGAGGTACACAGCCATTACAAGCTTGCCTCAGTCAGTTGACCTGTGACTTGAAAATTAACCTGCGCGGAAGCAACTTCACCGACATTTGAAGCAAGGCTTGCCGAAGTAATGTAGGCCGTGAATTTGATGTCGTTAAAGTTAGTGCCGCTGGCATACCGCAAAGTGAAAACTACGGTGTCTGTTTCTGTGATCCCCTCGGGATCTGTATGGATCAGTTTCTTTAACAGTGCCCCAGCGTCGTTGCTACCGTCGTCTGCTTTGTAATACAGAAGCGTTGCGCTGCCGCTGGCGCCCTGGACTCCGGGAGTATACGAGCGGTGAGACTCGCCCAGTGTCGTGGTTTCTAGCGTTTCTAGGTCAGACGAAAATGACCACGAGGTCACCTTGGCCTGGGTCACGCCGTCCAGCAGCAAACTGCCATCACGACCGGTGTAGAACTTAGCCATGGCTACCTCCTTGAAGCTATTCTATACAACACTGATTA